TCTATAAAAATCAAATAATTCTTTATCGTTTTGATGGGGTCTATTAAATGTTTCTTCAAATTCTTGTGCAAGACTAACCCAGTCAATATCCATTTCAAGAAGAGCCATGTCTTCTTTATATGTTTCATCTTTAATATTTTGTACAGCTTCGGGTATTCCACCAAATGCTAAACCAACTCTACCCCCTTTAGCTTTTAATGGAATTATTGTTTCCATATTTAGAAAATCTTCGTGCAATTTATTAGGCACAACACTAAGCTCGTCACTCATAGCATCTACATTTATTACATATTTGTATGTTAAATCTGGATTTCGTTCTAGATAAGCTTGTAATCCTTCGTGACCATCTTCTTCATAAATTCTATACATTGTATCAACTTCTTTAGTAGGAGATACTTTTTGTATATAGTTAGAGGTGTTGTCGTTCTCTGCTTTTGTTCCACCAAGTAAACCAAGTAGACCGCCGTTCTCGTACCCTATTCTACCACCATCTTTTAATCCTAACTCTGCTAAAGTTTCTTCAATTAATTCTTCAGGATGATTGTAAGCTCTCATTGCTGCAAGAATAGCTTCTCTTCTGCCCGCATCAGTTCCTAAATTTCCCATCTCCGCATTGTAAGCTGCAAGTTCTTTTTCATAAGCTCTCATTGCTGCTTCTGCTTCAAAGGCCATTGCATCAGCGGTCCCTTGAATAAATGGTACGGATGCTGCTTTAAGTGTTTCCATATTCATTTTAGGATTTTGTAAAGTTGATGCTGCATTACCTAAAAAATCTGCACCTTTAGCTAAAGATCTTAAACCTATGTTTCTACCTTTATCTAATAAACTTAAAGTGTTTGCTTGACCTGGTAAAGTAGTATCACTAAGTATTCCACTTCTTAAAGTATTGGCTGCATCGCCCGCAGTTAGAGCACCGGTAGTACCAGCTAGTGCAGCTGACAATAAATTAATATTATCGTCCGCGCCTTCTTGTGCTAGTTGAGATGCTATATTAGGCATAACCCCTGTAATTAAACCTCTTTTTAATAGACCAGCTAAGCCTGGACCACCCAAACTAGCAGGAGCTAAGAAAGGGACAGCTGCTGCCGCGTAAGGTAAGAAAGGTTTAAGTTCGTTAGGTATTACTTTATCTAATACTTTTCTGACTGGTTTGAATATCTTTTTAAATAATCCCATAGTTTTTCTTTAATATAGTTGTGAAAAGCAAGTTCGCAAAGCTTGGATTATGCGAGAATATAACAATTTACTAGAGTTTTTACGTCTAGTCAACGCTATTTACTATCTGCACCAATTGGTACATGCGCTACTTCTATTTGAACGTCGCGTTTTATGTGGTCTTTTGTAGTGCTTGTATTAGGATCGTTTACATCTGCGTCTGCTTCTTCGTTAGACATATACTCTTTCCCTGTTTCTTTATGAGTTAAAGTCACTATTACTTTAGGTTTTATAACTGGTACTTTTCTACCATCAATTGTTGTTTCAGTAGTCTGTCCAGCTTCTTGTTCTACAAACGGCATTATTTATCCTCTCTGTTAATTTCTAATAAACTGACTGTTACATCAGGTCCTGTTATATCTGATAAAAATTTAAGAGTGTCTTGTTCTTCTAATATAAGTATGTTCGTTATAAATTCTTCTTTAGCATTAGCAGCTAAAGTAGCATTTTGATCATAGATAAAATCTGTACCACTTGCATAGTCTCCAATAGTAACAGTCACATCAGCAGCACCAGCTCCATTATTATAAACATGAATAGATCTCACTATTGCTCTTGAGTTATCCGGCACAGTATAAGCTGTATTAACTGTGGCTGTTATTAAATCTGTATTTACTTTTCTATAAACGTTAGCCATTAAACCACGTAAACCTTTCTTGATCTTCTTTTAATTGAGATAAATAAGTAGAATTTAATTGTTCAACAATTAAACTAATTGATCTGTTAATTTGTCGTTGATTATCTTCTGTGTATTCTTTTTTGGGTTCTGGTAATCTTACTACAATTTTAGTCATTTAACAATTCCACTTTCTCAAAGATTTATTTATTCTACTATTTGGATCTCTTGCTGTCTTTGCAGAAGTTCTTCTTTTTTTCATTCCTGTCATTCTAGCACAAAAAGACTTACGTCTGTTTGCGGCTTTAGATCCTTTTTTTAATTTAGACGGTTTAGTTGTCACCGCTGTTTTAAGTTTTGATCCTGGGTTAGCTGCTCTATAAGATGCAACTCCTTTTTGATTTAGACCGCCTGCTGGATTTTTTCCTTCTTTTCTTTGCCATGCAGGTGTTCTTCCTCCAGAAGCCATATAGGCTCTTCCATATCCTCGTAAAGCAACCCCTCTCATTAGCTCTGGCTACGTCTAATAGCTCGATCAGTGGGAGCACCTTTAGCGCCTTTCTTTCTCATTTTCTCACCACGTTTTCTTTTTTGATGAATGTTGTACCACAAACCTTTTTTTGCTGTACGTCCATCTTTTGTTTTATGTGTTCCTTTTTTCATGTTTATCTCCTTCCATCTGGTTGTATATCTACTTGAAAAGTTCCAAATCTCCAACTTTCTCCTGCCGCAGTATTAGCTAATTTTAAATTTGCATAACGTCCTCTTGCTCTTGTATCTATTTTTGTAGTAGTAGGAGTTATTGTAAAAGGACTGTACGTAGAAACTACGTCCGCAGCCGCAGGGTAATCTGTAACCGAAACTGTTACTTGATTATTTCCCGTTAAAACTTTGAAGTTAGGTAAAAATCTTCTCATAGCTAGAAATACCTCACTTTGATTGGGTTGTAAAGAGAAGCTAAAAGATTGAATAAAAGACTCTAAAGTTGTTGTAGATCCATCCGGATTAATTTGATCTGTCCCCGATTCGTGAGCAAAATATGTAGTATTTCCTAGTCCTGTTTCACCTATAATAGTTGGAAAAGTTCCTGTTCCAGTATTGTTGTAAGCTGTCGCATAAGGTTGAGGATATATTAAAGTATCCATCCATGTTGTTCTTTTAAAATTAGTATTAGTATTAGTATACCAAGTTCCAAGAGGTGGTTGTTTTGCCTCACCATAATTATAAGCAACTGATCTATTATTATAACTTGCTCCTGAATTTGGATACCACCAAATTACTTCTGTAAATAAATTGTTTAATCCCGCACATACTTGTTGACCTTTTGTTGTATCAACGTCATCAAAAACATAATCTTCAACACTACATGGTAAAGAGTTAACTGTACCATCAAATGCAAAGAAACCATTATTAGACATCCAATAAGCAACTCCATCAATTTCAATAGCGGCGTTCTTTCCTATCAATCCACAGTTAGTACCTACTTGTTCAAATCCAAATGTAAATGGTGCACCTACAAATTTCATGGTGTATAAAGCATTATCAGTCCAAACTAAAATATTTTCTTTAGCAATCAATGCTCCCATAATTTTTGTTCCATCTTGAAGTCTTTGAGTTCCAGCCGAGTTAGTAGCTAAAGGAGTGTATTGGTTTATTTGTTCAGCATTAGAAAATCTAATAAACATATCATCTTGAGTAGTTGAATCTCCAATAGTTGTTTCTGTTCCTAAATGAATTAAGTGTCTAGTGGTTGGTGATACTAAAGTTAATCTGGAAGCTGTAGGATTTCCTGCAGCTTCATTGGCTTGAGCCCCTAAAGTATTCCCTGCTGTATATGTTCCTATTCCTGTCCAATAACTTGAATTTTGTAAAGTACTTGATCCTGCTGACAATGTTTGTCTTGATGCTCTAACAGTTAATCTAGCTGAAGCAGAGGCATCCCAAGTATAAGTTTTTCCATTAGCAATGGTTGCTACTAAAACATCGCCCCAGTTACTTAAAGACCAAAGTCCTGGTTCTAATTGAACACTAGAAGCTTCTACTGCTGATCCCCATCCTGCATAATCAGTTGCATCTGTGACTGTTGTTCCATCACTGTGTATGGCAGTTGAAGTACCATTTGTCGCTCTGGTAATTCCATCTAATTCATTTCCTACTACACTTGTGTAAGTTATTAATTCATCTTCAATTGCAACTGTTCCTCCACCTGTAGGAAAACCTGTCGTAGAAGCTAAACGAATTTGACTTGGTGATCCATTGTTACCATTT